TAATAGATGATAGTTATTATAGGAGAGAGATAAGTAGGGAGGAACTTATAAGACTAGCCGAGCATTTTCTTAGCCGGGCATTAGAGAGGGCGCCAGAGTAGGCGCCCTGTGTGTTTAGATACCAGCTTGCGCCATGCTTTTTCTTACACGGTTGTTTCTATCTTCATCTTTAAACCAATGCACATATTGTTTTTTAGTAAATTCTACTGATTCATGGCCTAATAGTTGGCTAACAATATAATAATCACCTTCAAATTTATCGAACAATATAGAAGCAAAAAAGTGTCTAAGGTCATGCCAAGTAAAAGCATCGACACTACTTTTTTTAATAGCATTTTTTAATTTAGTACGAAATGTTTTGCCAGATATTGGCATATTATTTCTATTACTAAATACATAACTATTTTCTTTTGGCATGCCACGTTTTAACTTTTCTTCTTTTAAGGCTTTAGATAAATCTTCGCTCATAGGTATTTCACGAAAAGAACCTTTAGTTTTTGGTACACCAATTTCTTCACCATGTTTAGCAACCTTAACAGCTTTAGATATTTTTATTGTTCCTGCATTAAAGTCAACATCATTCCAAGTTAATGCTCTTTGTTCTCCTTGACGCATACCTGTAGCTATTGCTGTGTAATATAATAATTTAAAATCATTATCTATATTAGAACGTACGCTATGTATAATTTTTGGATTAAGACGTGTAGCCTTCATGTCCTCATTATAATCTTGTGGCTTTTCTATCTTTGCTGTTTCTAAAGGATTGCTTTTTATATAAGCGCACTCAACAAAGTATTTAAACATTTGTTTAAAATGCTGTAAATAGTTTTGCCTAGTCTTAACACTTGTCTTGCCACCTGCATGCCTATTAATAGACATAGGCCCATTAAAAATGTCTCTAGTAATTGTTTTGGGGGTTCTTAAAGGTGGGTAAATTAGTTCGCCTAAATCCCAATCTGCAAATTTAGTACCTGCAATTTGTGTTTCTAATAACAATGCAGCTGATGCTAATTTATGTTTTCTTTCTGATTCACCAATAGCTTCTCTAGTAGTCTGTTCTTCTATCCATTGGTTTAATGCTTCTTGACCAGTTACTCTATGATTAAGAGGTACATAGTTTTGTTCTAAGTGTTGCTCCCATAATTTCTTTGCTTCAAGTTGAGCAACTTTTTTATCTTTATATGCTTTGCGACCTGCTTTTATTTTTCTTGCATCTACTATATAAAGTTTATTCTTTTTATCATGTATTATGTTTAACATTATTTTGACCCTTCTGTTATTGATTATAAAAATCATTTATACTATTAATATAATGACTTTTAATGTCAATTACAAGGGGTCGAATTAAAAAAACCGATTGACCTTTTGTCCAGTAGATTTTTTATAATTTTTTATTGTCCAGATTTTGTCTAGTAAACTACTTTTTCAAAATCAGCAAAAATAAAAAACCTAATAGTATCAAGGGATTAAATGGCTCCGCGGGTAAGATTCGAACTTACGACCGATCGGTTAACAGCCGATTAATGCCTTGCTCTGTAACCCTTGCAAATCCTCAAAAGTCAGAATATGCCTTGCTTACAGAGTAACATGTGTTCCCAATTATGTCCACACATTGCCGTATCTACTGTCCAGATTTTGTCCAGTAAATTACTAGCAAAAAACCGATTGCCTATAAAAATTGTCCAATAAAATATTAAAGAAGTTGTCCAGTTCGCATAATCTTTTCTAATCTTAATGCTCTGGTTTTAACTTGTTTAGCCCATCGGCTATCCATCATTTCGTTTGCTGCTTCGCTCCATGATTTCGTATTTAATGCTGCTTGAAATTTCTTAAACTTATTGAAACGTGTTAGCCCAAGATTAAATAACATATTAGCAACACATATTTTTCTAGGTTCGTTTAAATGATTCCACCATTCAAATGCTTCGGCTTCTTTTAATACGCGTTGTATGTCATTCATTAACAAGTACCGGGCTTCATCTTCTGTTATACCAAACATACTTAGTTCTCTACCGATTCCTAAAGTTGGTTGTGCTATAACAGTATAACCCTTTTTTATAAGCTCACCATTATGATCGTCATAAACCTTTAAGCGCAGACCTTCATCTGCTGTCAGCATGTCAGCTAGTTCTTCACGCATTAGGATGACCTAGTTTTTTGTGCAGTTGTTTTACCAACTTATGTTTCTTTAACCTACGGTCTAGTTCAATGCCTATCTCTCTGCCTTTAGCTTCAAGTTCAAGTTTAGACATTTCGTTTAACTCATTTATTGTAGGTGTTTTAGTAAACCAACCATTTAACCATTCAAACATTGTTTCTCCTTATACCCACGGTTCTTTAGATCCACCAAAGTAAGGGCGAGCGTGTCCTTCTAAAACCATTCTTTCGCATATATCTTCGCCATCAACTATAGGCACAGCGAGGATTCTCCCGAACTTGCCCTTGCCCTTGCCATCCTTAGATGTTTTTATAATAAACCTTTTGGGAAGCAACTCTTTAAGACGTTCCTTACTCGCAAGGCCCAACGCTTTCTCCTCAAGGTTGCGCGTTCTGCTTTCCGGGGTATTGATTCCCAACAGGCGCACCCTTTCTTTTCGCAACCACACTTTAAAGCCAAGATCAACGCTAACATCTATAGTATCTCCATCAACAACTCTAATAAGTTCACATTTATATTCATAAGTCATTCGCATAGCCGATCATAAATTTCATTGTGTACTAACAAGTCATCAACTAAAGAATCAGAGATAACTTCTATATCTGATTCAGTAGGATTAATAGGCGATGCTATTAAACAGTAACCCTTACTTCCGCTTGACATACTTAGACAACCGCTTACGTTTATTAGCAACGCTAGTAGCATTAATCTTTTTAGTAACTTCGTTTTTAAGATGTAAGTCATCTAATTGATCCTTCATAACGTCTGCTTGTACTGCTTTACGCATAAGCATAAAGCCAAACAACTTACTTGCTAGTTTGGCTATGCCACCTAATGCTGATAACCAGCCCATTACTGGTCGTCTTTATTACGATTTTTACCTATGTTGCCTGATAAAAGATTAAGTATTTTTAATACAAAATTAATAATTTTATCATCGCTTTGTGTAGGTGTTAATGCTGTTATTGCTGTGCAAGCTGTAACTATACCAGTTACGGCTGCTATCCAAGCAGGCCCAGAATTAAAAAATCCAACAATCATATCCATATTCTTTCTCCCATTATTAAATTACAAGTCCATAAACAATAGCAAACAGACCAGCAATAATACTTCCGCTTGTACCTATTACGATCCATTCCAATCTTCTTAATTGAAACTTCACTTCAGCATGTGATTGCTCACACAAATATTCATGCGACTTAAATCGTGCTGATAATTCTAATAGTTCTGCGCTTACAGTATTTATGCTTTTAGGTCTTGCCATTTTTTTATTTCCCAGCTAGAGGGTTGTTAAGTGCTTTTTCAAGCATATCGCGAAGCCTGTCCTCTAGTTCTTTTAGCTTCACATCTAGTGCTTCAGCTCTACGCTGTGCATCAGATTCTATAGCAGTTCGTTTTCCGTCAAAGCGATCTTCCGCATGTTGTATTAATGTGCGAATATCATTTTCACTTATACGGATTGAACTGCGAATTTCTTGCTCAGTTGTTCTACTTCTTTTATCAACCGCAGCAATCTGGTCTAAAACTGTGTGTATGTCTGCACGCAAATCATTGCGTATTGTTCTGGCATCATCTTGTGCCGCTGTTACTAATTCTTTTAATGCGTCTACTTCTATAGTAATAGTCTCAAGTATAGTGTGAACCTCTGATGATAACGCTTCTATTTTTATGCTAGAATTTTCTTCTAAGTTGGCAATGCGCTCATCGGTAACAGCTACACGTTCCTGGAACCCAGATAAGTCTGGAGCAACAAACTCATTAATCTGTGTTTCCATTGCTGTCCATCGGGCATATCCCTCGAACCCCGCCCAGATAGCACCGCCTAAAGTAGACAATGCTGTGAGCAATGCAATTATCTTGGTAGACGATTTAAACTTTACGCCACCAAATTCTATTTCAGATTTACTCATACTGCATGTCAATCATTTTATTAAAAGTTAGGCTATCTCGCACACCAAAAAAATTACCTAACGGATCTTGCAATATAGCGTCTGCATAGATTTCTTCGCTTTCGTACCAAGTAGGTTGTGTTTGTACGGGCGCACTATATGTTTTAATGTTAGGGCCAAGTGCATTTACCAAAGCAAGCGTAGTCATTTGGGCTACATTACTATAAGGGTCTACAAGATTGTTTAATATCTCGTTGGCTTTGGCTTGCTTTTGCTCTTGCTGCTTTTCTTGCTTTTCTTGTTTGGCGGTTTTTTGTACGGGTTCTTTTTCTTTGACATCATTTTGTGCTACCTCTTTCTTTTCTTCTGGTTTATCTTCTACGATTTCTTCTTTAGTTTCTTCCTTAGTTTCTTCAACTTGTTTTTCTTCTTTTACTTCTTCAACCACTTGCTTTTCTTCTACTTCTTCTTGCTGTGGTTCTTCAGCAACTTCTTGTTTTTCTTCTACTGGTTCAGGCTTTGGCTCTGATTGTTCGGCAACAACTTCTTTAACAGGCTCACTTTCAGTAGTTTCTTCTGTAGGCGCTTCTGGTTGCACCTCATTAACAGTAGGTTCTTCCGTAGGTGTTTCTATTTCAACTACAGGTTGTGGCGTTTCTACAGCCGTTGTAGAACCTATTTCTTCAATCTCTGCTACTAAAATTTCAATATCTGCAACGGTATCATCTATTGTATTGCCTGTTACAACATCTACTGTTATTTCTGGTGTTACTGGAGTAATAGTTCCCATTCCAGTATCTGTTGGCTGATCAATAGGAGTATCTATTGGCGCAATATTAATATCTAAAATGTCAACATCAATAATGTCTGGTGTTTGTGTAACAGGTGTTGAAGTAATAGGATCGTCTATAATTGTATTTATAGTATTATCTAATTCTTGTTGTGCAACAACTTGCATCCATGTATCGACAACAGTCGTAATATGATTGTAGGCTACGTTATATTGAAACTCATCCCAATAGTATTCTCCGTACCCACCAATCTCTATATATACTTTATCTAATTGGTTAGCAAAATCATACGCACCATTAACGGTATTAACCCAATTTGTATTGTTAGTATAATTATTAGGGTTTTGCGTAAAGGTTGTTTTGTCTATAGTTACTAACCCTGTTTCCCATTGCAGCACATTGTCATTATACCCTTTAGTTTGGACATACGCTGTTTGTCCTTCGTTCTGGTACATGCTGTCTGGAAACGCAAACAAAAATTCATAGTCTACTTTACCGCCTGATTTAATATCAAAACTATTTAAGTCAACGTATTGGCGCCAGGTTGTTAAACTATTACTTCTTGCATGGCCACACCCACTTGTTCGGCCATCAATACCTGTTGCCGGGAAGCCTGATGCTGCATCGGTACATGCAGAATGAGGATATATACTGCCAGCACCGCCCCAATCTGTATTAACATTACCATCTTTAGATGCAGCAACAATACCATTATCGCTGTCTAATACATCGCCTGTTGTTTTGTTTTCTATAGTAACCGTTGTTTCTGTAACAGTTTCTACATTACCTTGTTGTTCTATTTCAGTTGTAACCGTTGTGCCTTCATCAAGCATTTGGCCCCATGTATCAAAGGAGAAGGAGCAAGAGCAACACGCCACCAATACTAAGACCAGTAAGTTCTTCATCGGTTACTAACTCCTCATTTTTAACATTATCTTTTTTCCATTGCTCATAGTCTGGGCGCTTTTCTGGATTTTCTTCCCATGCTTTTGCAGCTTCAATTCCTATAAGCCCTTTGTACGGGCAAGGTGTTCCTGCCATATTCATCGCTTCAAACACTCTTTCGTCTTGGCATAACAAAGATACAGCAGCAACTTTCATCCCACTACGAAACAAAGTCCGTGATAATTTTAACCGCTCACAATTTAAGTCTCTAATTGTTGTACCGCCTGCAATACCAAATATCTGCGATTGTATAGCTGCACTTGCAGCTGTTGAACATACGTCTTGGTTATTAACTACTACTCCGGGAGCCGAAGCTGTAGAAGGTGTGCGGTCTACTGTAGTGCTTGATACTGTATTACTTGATGTACTTGTTACAGTATTACTTTGCGCCCAGGCATTTACGCATAAAAAAACCGCCATGACAGCGGTTAACAAAAAGTATGATAGTTGTTTCATCGTCTGTATGCTTTAACTCCGCTATCGTCTGTCCAACGATTAACTCTAGCAACTACATCTATAACTTGTTTACCATCTACAGTTTTATAAGTATCAGTATGTAATGCTATAAACGCATCCATATCACTAGCACCATCAACAGCATCACATATCGCTTTATGGTCGGTACGAATTGATGCCATATAAGAAATTACATCTGAATGTATGGCTGTATTAGCAGTAACTTTACGTTGTATTAACCAATCAAATCCTTGTAATAAACTATTAGCATCTGTAGTTGCTTTGTTTTTAGCATTAGTTTTTAAACCATAATTTATTCTTTTTGTTGTACCATCTTCTTCATATAATTGTTCACCATCTTCATCTTTAGCATCTTCGTCAGCTAGTTTTTTGTCAGCAGCTTTAACTCCTATAGTACGCACAACACTATTTTTGCTACTATGAATAGCATAGCTTTCATCTACCTCTATATAATAATTAGTATTTAAATGGCTTCCAGTAGTTGTTACTGGTACTATACCTACAGCTTTTAACTCGGCTGTTGTCCATTTAAACATCTGTCTTGGGTATGTTGTGCCACCAATAACCATAGTCTTTGGATGTTGAATCAACTCCTCTATGGTATCTTCTGCATCATTTAGTTTAGCCCACATTGTTTTTCTCCTTTATTAATCATCTAGATGTTGCGTATTTAAATGGATTATGTGACATGGCTAACCAAACCCATTCACCACCACTTCCATTGAGTCCACTACCAGAGGTACGCATTTTCCAACCATTGCTTAAAATATCAATTACATTAGTTGTTCCATGAGATGATTCAGTTATAGTACCATCTGCATTTAACATTTGCATACCCGGGCCATTAAAAGGATTTCTTGTTGCATCTAAAAGATACCAAAAATCACCACTTCTATTATGCCTTTTTAATAATATAAATGCTGGTTTAAATCCTGTGTAAACAAATGTACCATCTGTATTACCATTTCCAACGTATGATCCTGCTTTACAATACCCTTCTACATTTGTAAAACAATAATAAATATAATTATTTGTACCTGCCCAAGTATAATTGTCTTTACAAGTAAATATAGAAGAATTGACAGTTCCCCAACGACCAGTAAAAGGACCTTCACTTGTGTTTAATCGTAATCCTGAACCAGCAGTAACACCTTCTGCCCAATAAGTATCCCAATTATAAGCTGTATCTCTATTTTTAGCTAATATAACTGTGGGTGCCGCTGATAAACCATGAGATACAGTTTTATCTCCAGAACCTCCATCACCGACTGCTTTAACAATACTAAAACCACCACTAGGGTCTACTTGATGTGTTGATGTTAAATCTCCAGAACCAGAACTTGTCGTTCCACCATTTGCTCTCCAATTCCAAGAAGCATAAGTATTACTGCTTGTATTATAACCAGCAACAGTAGAACCACCAAAACTAAAACCATCATTACCAAAAGCTGATAATCCAGATTCTGTAGATTGTGTATCATTATTATGTGAAGAAATTACTTTAGTAACACCTCTACTAGAATCAAATAACTTATGTCCTTGAGTATCATTTCTATTTTTAAGCCATACAAAATCAGGTTGAAATCCTACTCCTGTTACACTTTGAGATGAACCATTACCTGTATATAATACAGGACTAAACAATTTCTGTGGAAAATTGTCATCAGTTTGTGCAGGGTCTACTGCATCTGCTACTGAAGCATTACCAGAACAAAGAGCTAAAAATCCTGTATCTGGAGCATAATAAAAATTACCATAGCCTGTATCATCACTATTTCCTTGTGCTGTTTTTTCTCCAGCAAAAGTTCCATCTTGTCCTGCGTTTAATATACTACCAGTTCCATTATATATTTGATCTATAAATGATATTGGGTTACTAGGTGTTGTAGTCCATGACCATTGAGGATTAGTGCCTGCTGAAGGATCACCAGAATTAACAAATGCTCCATTTTTAGTAATCCAGCATTTACGATTATCTAAATCTAAATGAAAACCTATAATATCTCCTGTTGTAGCAGTAGCAAGACCTGTACTTGTAGCAGTTATTGTTCCAAAACCTGCTACATTAGCAGCAGTACCATTTACAGCAACTGTTCCAGAAGCAGGAGCAAAACGCATAGCCCAAATATCTCCTCCTGTATTTGTATTATATGCCACATTTCCAATAGCAGCTAATCCTAAATAAGGATAACCAGAACTTTCATTTGCTATTAATCTTTCAAAATACCATTTACCACTTGTCATAGCAAAAGTACCTGAAGGCATAGCTATATCACTAGAAGTATTGCCTAAAGCTTTTAAATTACCTTCTGATAAAGTTGCATAACTACCTGCATTTAAAGGATTATAAGTACAAAAATTACCACCATTAGAACTAGAGTTAAAAGTAGGAGTATCTAGCATTTGATCGTGTGTTGAAAGATTAGAGCTTCCCCAATCGTTTCCTTCTCCACTTGTATCATCACCTAAAGCACTAGAATCTTGAAACATTAATAAATGTCCTGCACTTCCCCAAGTAATTCCACTACTTAAATCTTTAGGAATCCAAACTCCATTTTTTTCTTCTGAAAAAACAGTAGGAGCTAATGTGCTTCCATCAACATATGCCCATTGTGCTAGGTAACTTTGAATAGGATAACTACCCGGATAATAATCTCCTATTGTCCAAGCACCTGCTACAATACCTGCCATAGAAGAATACGAACTTCTATTATCTACGTTGTAATCTGCTTCTGTGCCATTTATAAATATTTTTAATTTTTCACTAGCTGTTCCATTATCAAGATCTGCCTGAATATGAATATTATAAAATGCCGAAGTATCACGAAATACATTATTTGTAGATAAAATATATGCACCAGTATTTGTATTAGTTATAACAAAAGCATCTCCTGCTCCATAAGAACCAGTAGCTGCAAATCCAAATTCATGTAAAACAGAACCACTTGTACCACTTCTAGGGGTAAAAACATTTAATAATCTAGCACCTCCTACTGGATTAGTTCCTTCTATTGCTGACCTTTTAATCCAAAAGTTTAAAGTAAAATGCACATTAGAATCAACAGTACTAAATGTTCTTGTTAATCTGCTATTGTTTGCTCCTGTACCACTAGGAGCAACCATTCTGACCGAATGTGGAATTTGATGTGTATAAAAATCAGTTGCACCTGCTGTTGGTATAGCATTACTATTTTGTAATAAACTCATTACGCATATACCACACTATTTGTTATGTAAGCATTTGTTCCATCAGACAAATAACTTACTAAATACGTTCCTGCCGTAGTTAAAGTTGCCGCTGTAGTAGCAGAGCCTTTAGTGTTTGCATGTAAACTTAGTGTATGACCACCACTATTAATTAACAATATGTATCCAGATTGACCATCTGCATGATTAGTAAAAGTTATAGCTAAGTTTCCAGCAGGAGTGCATTTAAAATTATTGTTAGCGTTCATGTCAAACGAGCCGTCATTATCTGTTGTTAAAGCATTACGCTGTGGCGCAGTATATACGTTCGTTTCATCTTTAGCTACAATGTCAGCATTATAAGCCTGAACATGTGTGCCGATTGTTAAACCTAAACTTGCCCTAGCCGTTGCTCCATTTTCAGCTACAAAGTTACTGCCATCTCCAACAATAATATTACCATCTGTTACTGCTAATCCAGCAACATCTTGTAGTTGTTGATCGAGTCTTGCATTAGCAACTGTTCCTGTTAATTGTGTAGCGACTATTGATTTATTGGTAAGAGTCTGTGTAGCTACTGTAGATACTAACTCGCCATCTCCTCCCGGAGGAAGGGTTAACGTATTAGTTACTGTAGCTGAATGGGGTTGACTCTTAACAGTTTGTCCATGACTATTACTTTCACAATTAAAGACTATAGTACCAGGATTTGTATTACCTCTTACAACTACCGTACCAGTACCATGTGGCGCTAGATCAATAGTTCTATTTGATGATGATACTATATCCCTCGCCAAAACATCCAAATCTCCACCTAATTCTGGACTCGTATCTTCTACAACATTTGTAAGATTACCTGCACCATCTGCGCCACTATAACTAAAGTGTACGCCTATGCCATCGTTGTTTGTAAATGATCCGTTACTTACAACATGCGTTACAGGAACTTTACTATATCCACTTGCGTCAGTTACAGCACCAGACACTTTAAACATAGCATACGTTGATGCGGTGCCTTCTTTTGTTACAGTAATTATACCTCTAGCATTAGCATTGCTAATATCATCCCACGATTGCACAAATCCAGATATATCAGCAGAAGCATCATCAGCATCGTCTACATATAAAATAGATACACTTGATAAAGTTCCGTGATTAAATGCTATCTTACCGCCTCCTGGATCTGCGTCAGATGTACTACTATTCCATGTCATAGATAATTGTGAGTTTGTTCCACTTGCACCTGTCGAACCAGTTGAACCTGTTGATCCTGTTGAACCCGTTGAACCAGTATCACCTGTATTTCCTGACCGTGAAAAATGCACAGACAATTCATCGGCTGCACTAAACGTATTATTCGATGCAACATGCGTAACAGCCAGTTTGTTATAGCCAGAAGCGTCTGTTGATGCTCCCGTAATATTAAATCGTGCATAAGTAGAACTATCGTTTATATCTACTATATGTAAATGACCTCTTATTGTACTATCGCTGTCATCCCAAGTTAATACATCAGTTGAAGTTGTTACACCATGAGCATCTGCATCATCTATATATATTGCAGTAGCAGAAGCGTAGGTGCCATTATTAAATCTTATTTCTCCAGCACCCGGATCTGCGTCTGAAGTTCCTGTATCAAACTTATAAAAATAACCCGGTATTGCGCCATCTTCACCAGACGCTACAAAACTTATAAACACTTTATCGTTATTAGCTAATGTGCCTGCGCCGTCTATATATGTTAATGCAACTTTAGAATAACCTGACGCATCCGTAACAGCGCCCGACACTTTAAATACATGCCAAGTATCTAAGGTATTAGATTTACTTACACGAATACGGCCACGGTTTGTGTCATTTCCAGAGACATCATCGAAACTTTGAATCCAGGCAGATACGTCTGTGCCAGCTGCATCTAAGTCATCTATATACGCAATAGTTGCACTACCAATAGTTGAGTTATTAAACCTTACAACACCTGAACCTGGGTCGCTATCTGTAGTTGTTGTGCTGTATGTAAACTGTGCGCTATCGCCACCTTTAGGCAAAAAGTCTGCAACTGTTGTTAAATTACCATCGCTGTCAAAACCAAGTGTTTTACTTGCTCTCGTTGCAGCATTATCGGTAAACTCAGCAGTAGTTATAGTATTAGTTTTACTAACTTTAAAGCTACGATCTACTTCTTCTTGTATCTCGATCATTTGATGCGTTACTTTATCTAAGCTATCCTCAAAACTACCAGACAAGAAGGGATCATTTTCCACTAGATCAAGACTTTGTGTTAATGCTGTATCTCTTATTAACACGACAGTCTCTGTAGCAGCTGGTACACTTTCTGATTCAAACACAACATTACCGCCTGATGCGTTACCTATGTTTGTAAGAGTGTAGTGGGTCGTAAGTGTCTTTAATGTCTCTGTGCCAGCAGCACTTCGTATAAATACTTTAATTTCAGAACTCGCAAAAATCTTAAATCCATAGGCGAAAGTTGTAGTACTTGCGTCTCCTGAATAACTATTTTTGGTGGTTAACGATGATACAGTCATTGTCTTTCCTTATTGTTATTTAATGTATTGATTGATATTTTCTTTAATATCTTTTACTTCGTAATAAACTGCGGATAATTCTTCATTGCCAGGCAATGACAATAAAGTTAGTATTGCTTCTTCATAAAATTTTTCTTCAATATTATTTACAATGCTAAATTTTTCTTTTAAAGAAGCTTCATCATAATCATCTGTGTTTGTTATATACTCTAAAGCATCTATAAAATTAAAATCGTGCTTACCATTTATTTTGTATAATGTTTCTTTTTTAGCAATAACATTCCATTGGCTTATTTGTTTTTCACTTAATGGTATGCGATTTAAAAGTTTTGTTTTTTTTCTTTGTAATGGCATGCCAATTCTTATTAATTCTTCTTGTAATTCAGTCATTTTTTCTCCTTTTGATACTTTAAAAGGAGTAATCATATTCCATGCAGCTAAAACAGCATTGTCAGAAAAACGCACACTATTATCTATTTCATCACCAAAAACATCATATTGTAAAGCTTCTGCTGCTTCTGCTTCTGATGAACCAAATATTAAACTGTCTTTTGTTTGCAATTTCCATGTATTGTCTAAAAATTCAGTAAAATAATTTCCGCCTTTAATTGTGCCTACTTTATCGTATTGATATTCACCAGTTTCATCTGGCCCTAATTTTTCTATTTCTTCCCAAGTGTAATACTCATACTCTTTATTAATTTTAGTTCTTTTAGAATTATTAATTTTTGCAAATCTTTTTTGTGCTGAACTAAATGGAATTGGTAAAGGGCCAATAGCATTACTTAATGGGCCTTCTGTTAAATAACTCATATCTTCATACATAAATGCTTTAGTTACATCGCCCATTGTTTGTAAAAATGGAAGTTCAGTAAAATAATTTGCTGTTGCTGCAACAGCAGACATAGCAAGAGTGTCATTTACGTTAGGGTTATCATTTCTTCTTTGTCTTTCTACAGTATCTGTACCAACAGCTATAACAGCGCCTACTGGTTCAAAACCAGAATAATTTACATAATATAATTCACCATTTGGATTACCTACTTCATTATATAAAGGCAAAAAATCACCATTTTTATCTTTAGGAAAATTCTCTGCTCTAAAAACGCAACTATAAGGTTGCCATCCAGGAGGTAATCTATTTTGTTGATTTTTATTGCGGGGGTAAGATCCTGTGCAACGACCTTCCATAGCATAATCTGCAATAGAAAGCATAGCTGCTGAACCTAAAGCTAAACGAGAAAATGCTTTTGCTCTTTCTCTTGGCCCTCTCATAAACAATTTTTGATAAAACGTAGGATTAAAAGCAGCCATTATTGGATTACGTTCTGCATGTCTTACAACAGCATTAGTAGGAACCATTGCAAAAGGAATAGCTACTCTACCTAACGGGTGATTTTGTATTACACTTAAAATATTTTTTACAGATTTAGGTAATGGAGAAGTTAATGTTGAATATTCTGCTGCTTCTATTAATTCTTTTTCTACTGAACGAGGGTCTAAATGAATCATCATAGCTGCTTCATCTGCTTCAGTTATACTTTTTCCATTTGCTAAAGCATTTTGTCGTGCAAGAAAAGCTTGTCTATGTAATTCTCCTCTTTGTAAACCTGTTTTCCAAAAATCATCTCCACTTTGCAAACTACGACCTGGCAATCTTATTATTCTTCCTATAAAATCTAATGCTTGACCATAAACAGGATTATCTAATTCATTAAATTTTTTACTTCCCCATTTAATTCTTTCTGAACTAATTGCTTGATACCGTAAATTTTCTGCTTTAGCACCTCCCATTGCAGGAATTTCTGTTTTAAGAGTTTTGTTAGCTACAACAAACATATCTCTTAAACCTCTTATTTGACCATAATGTTTTGCAAATATTTCTCTTAAAAAAGCGCCTTCATCAATTCCAGGTTTGTTTATAGCTTTTCTTGCGCCTCTTTCTATTAAACTAAATCCTCCAGCTAATATTTCTTCTACAGATTGATAACCTTGAAAAACTGGTGTTGCAATTATGTTTTTTAAAATTGTTGTTGTCCAACCTAACAAACCATTTACATAAATTTCATTAAATACATCTTTAGAAGTTCCCCACCAACCTTGATATGTATAATTATGAGCAGCATGACTTCCATTTTTATAAGCTTGTCGCCATCCTTTAGCCATTTTAATAGTTAATTCTGCTCCACCAGCAGAAGATAATAATTCTTTAATAGCTGCACCTTCTAATTCTGGAGGTAAACCTAATGGTATTTTTAATGAATTAAATGCTCTTGCATTTTCAGTTATAGATCCTTTAACTTGCATAATAATACCAGCATTAATTGCTGATTGTCTGCGATATTCTAATAATAATTTTTGATCTACTATTCCAGCTATTTCATTAGCTTCTATTTGTTTTGTTAATTTATCTAATTTTTCAATACTTTTGTTCATTAATAATCTTACAGCAGTCAACTCTGTGTTATTTAAAGTAGCGCCATTTTTTCTAGCAAATAATTTTTTAGTTAAATTTAATTCATCTAACAATAATTTTTCAGCTTCTTCTTTAGTTTCTATATGTGATATTTTGCCTCTTTTAGCTTTGTTTATAGGTTCTGCTATTTCGTCTGAAATAGCATTAATAATTTCTTTTACATCATCGCTAGTTTCTATTTTATTAAAATTAAAATCTGTGCCATCTTTAGAACTAACGTGTAAAACACCTTCTTTATTTCTTAAAGTTTTTATATTATCGTAAATGTTTTCAGATGCTATACGACTGTCTGAATAAGGAGCATCTATTTCTTTGTCTTTTAATGCTTTAGAAGCTAAATCTAATATTTCTTTTTGTTCTGTATCTTTTACGTTTTCTTTACCTTCCATATTTTGTTTTTTAAAACGTGCATACCCTTCTTTAGACAACATTCTTTTTGCATGATAATCTTTAGTTTTTGCATACGATTGATTTTTTGGTGGTAAAAAACTTTCTTCTATAGTTGTTGGAACTCTTGGCGCTACTTTAGAAGGCAACGTATCATCTGCTTTAGTTATTGATGCAGCCATATCATCAGAACCGCCTAAAATTAATTTTAATAATTCTCGACCTAAACCCGCTACTTCTATTTCATTTGGGTCTCCTGCAATTTCTGTAACACCACCTTTTAAAGCAGTATTATTTGCTTTTTCTCTAATAGCCATAGCAAATCCTATAAATTAAATTATAATTTTGTGTTTGATGTTTGTAAGTTTAAAGAATTAGTATTTATTTCAGCTTCTTTAAATAATTGATCCCAAGGAATTAATTTAGCGCCTTTTACAGCTGTTTCTATAAAACCTTGAATAGCACCCCCTAAAACTAAACCTTCTAAAGATAACCTTAAACGATTTACAATAGCTGGATCATTAACATTTTTTTCAAATATTGAAACTACAACATTTCCAAATTCACTACGTTCTTCTGGTGTTTGCCCTAGTAAATATTTAGCTAAATCATCTGTTAAAGTGCCTTGCATTTCTGGAAATGCGGCAGCATCTGCAATAGAACCCCACACCATTCCACGAACAAATGGATTTGGCGCTTTCATGCCTTCTACCCATAAATTTGCTTTGCGCCATCCTTTTTCTATAAGTTTTGCGCCTGATACTATTTTGGCAGAGGGTACAGCAGGAGTTGCAAATTGTGAAACAACTTTTACTATTTGACCATACAATTCATAGTTAAATGGCTGATTAGCGTATTCATTAAAACCCATGTCAGGCATTATGTTTTCATCAAGCCAACTTAATCCAGCTTGTAATTGTCTATTAATATCTTCTGAACCAAGAAATTTATTAAAATTTTCTTCTCCTGTTAAATTTTTACCTAAGTAATTTAAAGCATCTCCTGGCGCCCCAGCTAAAGTTCCAATAAAATCATTAAAGTTTTTACTGCCTTCTACTACGCCTTGTATTATAGCTTTAGGCGTATCTTCAGCTACATTAGCTACAACACTTTGCTCTTGAGTGTCCTCTACAGCATCAACTTGTGTGTCAGCAATAGCATCAGATTGAACAACAGCATTTTCTGTATTATCAGCAACGACAACATTATCAGTTTCTTCTTTTGGTGGCATAATTTCATTATTAAAAGCCATAACAGGAATACCCATTTCAACTAAATCGTATTTGTCCAATTCTTCTTCTACATTAATTAAAATCATTTATATGGCCCAATTCCTTCAATTTTATACGTTTTCATTTTACTTAAAGAATCAGCAAATTTAGGAAACAAACTTGGATCAGATTTTACAGCATCCATTATAGATTTAATAGGATCTAGTTCATTTATTGGTAAATTACCTGCTCTTTTTTCTAAAGTAATAAAATCTTCTATATAAGAAATTTCTAACATTTCTTTAAAAGTTGATTCTTGTTCTTTTATTATTGATTTAGCTTTTGTAACAATTTCTGAATATGTAGCATTAGCATTTTCAATCAAATAATCATCTAAAGCATATACTGAAAGTTGGTAAGCATTAACTGCTTCTGCTGTATAACTATCGCTAACAGCTTTTCCTGCTTCAAATTTAAATCTACTTTTAAATAAAGCTTTGCTTTTTACAGTACCTTCATTTGCTTCTTGTCTAAGCGCAGCACGATAGCGTAAATAATCTTCTTTTGTTAAAAATTGTTTTTGTTTATTTATTGCTGCAAGTGTTAATTGATTTAACTCATTTAAAGTTTCTAAACTATCTAAAACTTCTATAGAACTTTTTTCTGCAAAACTTATTTTTCCCGCATTACTTAATTCTTCTAATTCTTCATAAGCTTCTTCTTTAGCTTCTGTTGATTGCCAATAATTTGCATTGCTTAGTTGATTAGTTAAATTTGTTCTTTCTTTTAAATCTTCTGAGTTTATACGTTTTATATCTATATCTTTAAGATATTCTTCTAATTTATTTTCTTTTTCTTCATCTGCTTCTTTTCTTTGTGTTTCTATTTTTTTTGCAAAATCCATAGCATTTTTTGTTAACTCTTGTTTTTCATTAGGGTTTAATTCTGGCCATATCATTCTTAATATAGGATCAGTTATAAACCCATCAGTAATGCCTAAAGCAATAGCGTTAGCGTCAGGCGCAGATTGAATTAAACTTGTAATAGTATTGCTTGCTATTTTGTTAAATGCTTCTCTATTACTTGTAATAGCTTCGCTTATAGAAATAATTTGTTCATCTACTAATTTCATATTTAATCCAGTAGTTATTTCTTTTTCCATTTTAGCTAATTTTTTGCCGTCATTATTTATAAAAAGTTTTAACCGTTTTACACGTTTTTTATGATCTGCATTGTTGCTGTCAGAAGGGTACATATCCCACCAACCTTCTTCATTAGCTTTATTAAACACTTCTTCTTCAGTATGTTTTTCTCCTTCCCAATAACCAGGAAACATATATATTCTACCATTTTCAGGATGTTTTACGCCTGTAATGTAAATTGTTGTAGTAGAACCGTCTGTATTTTCTAAATACGTTCCATTAGCAATACGTTCTCTATGATATTTTAAAATATTTACATCTTTGTCATCATAATGCGTAGGTATAGGAGTAAAATCAAAATTAGTGGTGTCTACAGCGTTTTTACCTGTTATTTTAAAAATATTTTGTATACGATCATTATAAGGCATATCTGTATTAGACGCGTCTTTTATCGCATCTTGTAATTGCACATCAGTTATATTTTTAGTAAAATCATTTATTCTATTAAGATTTTCTTTATTAAAAGTACCTTTACGATTTATTAATTTTTCTTGTGCGTGTAATTGAAATAATGCTAAAGAGTTTTTACTTAAATTTGGTCTTGCACGCTCATATAATGCTTGTGATTTTATTTCATAATGTCTTTGTGCTTCATGCGGATTAGTATTAGCTAGTTGGGTTGATTCTAAATATAAATCTAGTAATTGGCTATCTAATTCTGTAACTGCTAATGCTGCTTCATTTTTATCGGCAAGCTGTTGTTTTTTAGTTTCTACTTCAAGCATATCAGCGCCAAAATTAAACATTGTTTGACCTGCTGATGCCAAACCTTGTCCAGCTAAAGCCATAACATTAGGATTAACTTGTGCTGTTAAATATCCAGCACCAGTTCGGTCTGTTCTTTGTAATTGTCGTCTATATGTAGGAACCTTCACGATGCTTCAGCCTTTACTTCACCATTAGCCCAAGTTAAAGTAATAGCGCCTGTATTTGTGTCGCTATTTTCTTTTCTATCGCGTAAACCGTATGGTTGTATGCGGGCTAATGTCCATTTAAGAGAATCTATTTCTAATCTTCTTCTTTGTACTTCTGCGTTCATAAATCTAGGGTCGCCATCTTTATCTAGCGGTTGCATTGCTAATTCACTAATATGATCGCTGTAATATTCTGCTTGCATAACTCTGCCTCTACGGTAAATATCATACAATTCTGGGTCTTTTTGCACTACACGAATAATTTGTCTGTACGAAGGACACCAATTATTTTTACATATTTTTACAAGACTATCGCCATTAGCCATTTCTTCTGCAATTTTTTCTAATAACTCAACTGTAATAATACTTTTTTTAGCCATATTTATTTACCCTTATGTCATCATTGTAGAATTAGATGCTATTTTACCAAAACCACTTAACAATGTTCCCATTGCTTGTGTTCGTGCAGCTTTTAATTGCGCTCTGCCTTCGTAGCGTTTTAAAGCTGCGGATAATTTCATATTAGTTGCAACTTCCATTTTTTCATTTTGTTTTACTTTTGTGTTATATTTAGCAATTTCCATGTCTTGTTGAAATTGTACTATGTTACGCATTTGTCTTTTTAATGGTGTTCCTGTTGCAGCCATCCATCCATTTTTTCCATAACCCATTTGAATTTTATCAGTAAGTTGCTTAAATTGTTCTTCTTGTTCAAGCGCTTGAAATCCTGCTATACGCCCTATTTGTTCTGCTTCTTTAGTAGCAACTTTAGCATTACGTTCCATAATACTAGCGTTGTAATCAGCTGCTGCTTTAGCGCCTTTTCCTCCTTTAATTGTTCCAAAAGCGCTTAGTGCTGTCCCTCCTACCATGAAAGCCTGTGATACACTCATGTTTTAAACCTTCCCATTACTAAATAGTCTAAGCCGTCTGGGCCAAACTTTTTCATGTAACCTTCTTTTGTAAAGCCTACCAGTTTGGCAAACTTAATTGCTTCTGGCCAATCTGCACGCACATTAGCGTGTAAGCGTGTGTAATTGCCATTATCTTGTTTATCTTTAAAAATTTTCCTAACAAATCGTACAGCGCTTAATGTATGTTTTTGTATGCGATCCGCACCAATAAACCACGTTTCACCTACACCATCCCATAATGGCATAATCCCGGCACAACCAACAATGTGTCCATTGTCTAAGCCTGTCCATGCGTCATAATGCGAAACTTTTTGTATATGCTCTTTCCATTCATGTTTTGGATATAATGTGCCTATTGATAGCTTTTTGTTATGTATTATATCGGCAGCATGTTCTGGTATAAACGGAACAATCTTCATTTATTTTGTATGTCTACAGAAGCGTATATACTAACAACCGTCATAGGCAACGGCTGTGATTGTTCAACTATAATACTGCCTTCTGTATCCCACTTAGGTTGCGCTTCAATCGTTTTATCGCCCGTAAATAATGGCACCGCTGTGTCCATTTTATCCGAACTGTCTCTAAATGGTACTGTGTCTAAATTATCACTACTAGTACCAACCGAAGCGCCAACAGTTCTAAAAAATCTTACCGTTACATTATAAATCTTTTTAATCTTACCTTGTATTGTGCCTGTTGCCATTGGCACTTCCATGCGTGGTGTTTTTAATGTTGACGTATATCCTAATCCTACATGCGCTTTAGTAGTAGCCCGGTCTAATGTTATAGCGCCAGATGCTACAGTTTTTGTAGGATGCGCTGATCCTTCTTCTAAAACAGAAACGGTTTGGCCAACTAAATGATCTAAACCACTTATTGTTGATGCACTAGAACCAGAATACGTTAATCCGCTATCGACAAAAAAAGCATCGGTAACGTCTGATCCAAAATCTGATAACGATAAAAATTCTACAAAACGTCTGGTTACACTATTAATAGTACGTTTAACAACCATGTATAAATTGTCTTGGTTAAGTTCTCCAGGAATAGTTGCAATGTTTTCTACAAACCCATAATCGTAAGTCGTGCTTCCATCTACCCAAGTACCGCCTAATTTATGTTGATGCCACGCTACTACGTTTTCTTCTCTACGATATGTTAACCCTAACAGCCTGCCATCGCCTGTTACAGCCCATACAATGCTGTCTGGCTCTTGTTGGTACGCTAACTCTATAATACCATTTTCTGTAACGTGGTCAGCTAATATTGTTAAGTCTGTTGCTTGGTAACTATCGGTATCATACACATAATGCAGTTCTCTTATTTTACGTTTTGCCCGTTGCACAAATAATGTATATCCACCTATTTGAGCAGGCTGTGTATCAGCGCTACCATAACTCGCTTGTTTTTTAACCTGTGCATTTTCTGGATTTAACGGTTCATCCGTTCCAGAGGCTCGCACCACAAACTCACCGCCTGTTGTTCCTACTAATAAAGAACTGGCACTAGCTAAATACACAATACGATTAACTTGGTTAGAACCAATAGTGTAATTTAATGCACTAGCGTCTGTATCGCCTTCAGTAAAGTTTTCAAAATCACCCGCTACACTAAAGTATAACGATTGCGGTTGTGTTGCTGTTCCTGCAAACACCAATCTTTGTTCATAAAAAGCGCAGGCTCTTGGATAGCCTGTTGTTTCACTAAATGCTCCTAATGACCAATCTTTAGTTGCGTGTAATTTACCGACTATTGTAATACTATTACTCGCTGATTCATTTACAACATCATCAACAGGAACAAGTGTTATTTCATCGCTTGTTACTTTAACAATTTCATAATCGCCATTATTAGCACTATTCGATGCACCAGACACCGTAATAGTCATATTTTCTTTAAAACCTTGTTCTATAAATTGTTTAGTACTGTCTCTTATAAAATCATTGTGTGATTTGCCTGTAGCATCAGGATCACCTTCAACAAAACTTATAGTACTCGCTGTGTATGTTGGTAATAATTCTGCTTGGCCTATTTCATCTGTTTGTACCGTAGTAACTACAGTTGTAGCATTAGTACGGCTTGTTATTTTAGCATAACCTTTGTATATCTTAATAGTACGACCAACATCAGTACTTACAAACAAATCAGCCGATGCTGTAATTGTGCAACTGCTACCAGTTCGTGCATTAGCTGTTAATGTGGTTGTTGTACTGTTTTCATCTAAATACGGGCCATTAACAAAACTTGGTGTGCTTAATGTCCATGTTGTATGCGCTGTTCGTGTTAATTTTCTTGGTTCATGGTCAACGTGTGTTAAATACATAACATCCGCTGATTGTGTAAATTTTAAATCCGCTACTTGCGCTGTTGTGTACGGTGTTGTTACTTGAAATATTCTTGCAGAAGTGCCTGCTGATGAATACGCTGTATGACTTGTAGAATTAATATTATTGCCATCTACGTCTTGTATTTGAAAAGTATTTGTTGTTTTATTTTTTACAACAAAAGTCTTACCGTTAACTTCTGTCATGCCTACTACGCTATTAATAATAACGTGGTCATCATTAGAATAACCATGACTATTAGCCGTAACAACTGCTGGATTAGCTTGTGTTATAGCAGAAATAGTTTTTGTTGATTCGGTAACAATACCGCCATCGCGAAATACTCTAAAATATAAATTACCAAATTCTAATATATAAGTATTAGCTGTAGTCGTATTAAACTCAAACGGTACTAAACGCACCGCTGCTGCACTTGATTTTACTTCATGTATAAACTTTGTACCCGGGCGTCTTGCTGCACCACCCGCAGGATGCACCATAAAGTTTGTTAAACTTTTAGCGGCATTAGTGTACCGTGTTAAATCGGTACGACCATCTAATAAATCACTTATTTCGCCAGAAGTGAAATTTGTAAAAGAAGTGGTGGCTCGCATTAGAACCTCGAATTAATAAACGTATTAGAGTGTAATACGCCATAATCAACGCCTTCTGTTCCAGGCATACCTTCAGTAGCGTCTACAAAGCGCGCTTCACTTAATTTTTGACTATACATTTCCCACATAGTTGCTGTTAAAGCATTATTATTTGTAATTGCATACGCTATATCTGCTGCTAATCGTGCAGATAAACATTCTATTAATAACATATCATATTCGTTAGGGTCAGTTATACGCCCTACATATTTTATCTTCATAGTAGAATTATTGGAAGCTATTGTTCTTCCTTCTACTTTAAAATCTGTATCTAAATCTTCTACTCGTAAAACACGCAAACAATAAGGATCTGTTGGTAAATTAAAAGCATACGTATATTCCCAATCAGGTGCTGTAGTGTTTTGCGCTAAAGATGCTCTTTTTACTAAGCAATTCCAAGGATGCGCTCTAAATACTGAATCACGGACAAACTCGTAGCGTTGGTTACAGATACGAGCAGCAACACTATCTTCTGTTAAAGAATTAATGTTAGATGCGCCTAAATTATTTAATGCACTATTTGCTATATCAACGTCTGAAGCCATTGTTTTTTCCTAAATAAAAGGGAGAGAGCAGCATAACGCTTGCTCTCTCCAATTTGTATTAATCAATAACGTAAAGCATTTTTAGTTCGACTAAACCAGTACCATTGGCACCAGCAATACTTACAGTAACAGGAATTCCATCACCGTTTGCGTCAACAACTGAATTTCTGCCAAGCGCTGCCGTTGCTGCTATATCAACTGTAGTAATTGATGTAGAAGCGGCTGCTGCTTTATACTCGTCAACGTCAGCTGCTACCGCAGTTCCCGCTGCATTTGTATAAGCTGCATGGCCTACAGATGCTGTTGTAGAAGAACCTAAAGCCACATGTACTAATTCACCAGACAGTATTCTTGCACCGTTTGGTAAATTAAACATATGAATGTCTGATTGTTCAGCAGATGCGGTATAAGAACCGTATGCTACACGAACACGACCAGCCAATTCAATAGGCTTTATTGCTTCAGTCGGATTATTTTGATCCCATTTAGTCTTTTGATCAGAATACACTGTACCCATTATATAATCCTCCCTTACTCGTTACAAGCTATTTGCACAACTTTTTCTTCTTCCATGCGGGTTGCCCCAATAGACATGCAATAGTAAACTTGTGTGCTGTAGCTTTTGTCCGCTCTTTCCGTAATTTGAGCGTTGACATCTTTGCCAATTCCTAATTTAACGCCATCTTCTGCCCAGGCTGGACATAATCTGGATGTACCATCGTCAGTTAGACGATTAGTAACGATAAATTTAAAACCAATAAAAGTGTCTATATCACCTTGAACAAGCGCTTTAACAGTATTAAAGTCTGCTGAAGTAACTGTTGTATTATTTAACAGATCTTCAATTTGTTCTGGTGATACCGCTATGTATCTCGGAATAGACGGATCGATTGAATTAGCGTCAAGAATTTTCTTAGCGCTTACTAATTTAGCAATAGTCAAACCTGCGGAACCATGAGCAACTTTTTGCCCTGCTGGTAAAGCTGTAGCTGTTGTACCTGCTTTGCCTGTTTGTGCATTACCGTTCATTGCGGCAATAATCACATCATCCATTGATCTTCCCATCGCTGCTGCTGCTGCTCTTGCATAAGTAGAAGTTGGATCTGCAAGCATTCTGACTTTATCAACAGAATCTATAAGATCGGCCCACTCATAATCGCTAAGAGTAACCATACGTCTCGTATGTGGAGTTTCCATTAACGGTGTGTCTCCATGACGAGTTGTACGAACAACAGCGGCTGCTTTTCCGACTTGATCGAAAAATGCTTTCTCTCCAGTAATAGTCTCTGAATCTACACCACCACGCAAAAGGGAACCCATTTGCTGAGATAACATAGTAATATTCGAAGAAAATTGCTGAACGAAAGCTGTACTCACTTGTGTAGACATATAAGCCTCCGTGTTATAAGTTAATAAAAAAACAAGTGCTACCCTGTATTACAAGACACTTTAACATTAAGTATGCTACCTCCAACTTGACGCTGTTGGCTCGGTAGGGGCTTACGCTTATCCTACTCCTCGACTTCTGGATGTAAATATTCCATTAGTCGTGAAACTTCTGCGACAGCTGCTGCATGATCTGGATGTTTATTGTTCCAGTACGGGCCTTTATCTTTAGGATCGCCACGCAACATTGCTATTTCTTTTTGTGCATCTTCTGGTGTAAGAGATGGCGTTTGTTTAGCGCCAATGATCTTATCTTCTCCTACTTTAGAATTTATATAATTACCTATGTTGGCCATAGTTTTTATAAACTCTGGAGAATTACCTAATGCAACACCATCTTTTGTCATTATTTCTGCAAAACCTTCTGGGGCAAACTGCTCTAGTATGCCTTTAGCTTCGTCTAATTTCTGATCAAACGCTTTACCCCATTCTTTTTTAAGGGTAACTTCGGTTTCGCTTTTTTGTATTTCTATATCTTGTTCACTTAATTCTTCATTTACAGGAGCCATTTCGCCTGTTTTAGCTATATACGCTTCATATATCTTTTGCGCTTGGCGGTTATTTAATCCTGCATCATGTGCTAAATCTTGGTACCAACTTTTAATATCGCCATCAATAGCTTCTGTTCCTTCAGGATTTTTTAAATCATATCCTTCTGCTGCTTCTGGCCGACCGAGTTTAGTATATACACCGTTCCAATCATCATCATTAGCCCAGTTACCAGGAATAGCTATTTTCTCGGCACCGACCATAGATTGTGCATGAATGGCTGTTTTGGCTAATGTTTCTACATCATCCATATTGTGTATTAAACTGTTATTTTTTATATCGTCTGGGAGACTTGCTTTCCAATCAGACGGTGCTTCCCCAGTTTCAACTACTGGAGCATCCGCTACCTGTTCTTCTGCCATGTGTTATTATCCTTCCGCTATTGTTTGTTGGTTTTTTTTATCTTCTCTTAATAAATGCAGTACATATAAGACCACACTTCTTTGCCCCTCATGGACAAAACTCAAATCCCGGTTGTTATCAACAAATGTCATTGTATCAATATGGAACCGTTCTTTTAAATCTTCTAAGATTTGTTTGCCGTCATCGGTTGCAAACATTCTTTTATAAGTTTCTAATCTATCGGTTTCTGTTTTAAACATTTAAATTAATGTTTTCTTTTTCTTTTTAGGAAAACCTGCTTTCATATTTGCATAGGCTTTATCTGATACCGTAGAATTTTTCTTACTACGGCTTATGCCTTTTTTCTTTCTAGCGTTCATGTTTGCATATAAACCTTTTTTAGCCATGTTATTCTCCTACCATTTAACCTTGTTAGCCCAATACGCGGCACTCATCTTACCTTTTTTAATATTACTTCCGTGGCGTGCTTTAAAAGATCGTGAGCGTGCTGTATTAGTTTTATCGCCACTTACACCTTTTTGACCAAAACGTATAAGTTTTATTTGGTCTCCAGTCTTTGCTAGTACCGCATGCGATTTTGTTTTATGTCCAGGAGTACGCTTTGCTTTGTTATACCCAGAAAATGTTTGTCCACGATAATTTATAGCCATTATTGTTGTAACGCTTTCACCATAGGAGCGGCATCGCCCATAGCTTGGGCTTGGTTAGCGATCTGCTGTTGTTCTGCCATTTCTGCTTGTTGATCGGCTTTTTGTTGGCGTTCTTGGACAACTTGCTCATCCGACTTCACAACAGTTGCAGGAACACCCAACACTCTAATAATATGCTTGGCTAATCCATCCATATCGACATAATCAAATACGCCTGGATTAACTTGCGATAACGGAGCCAGACTTTCAAATAAACGCATAGCGGATTGTATATCGCCAAAGCGTTGTGCTTTTGCTAACGGTGATACATATTCTATTTCTACATCGTTTTCTTGTAAAAATTCTGGTGGCGGTGCAAACATTTCTTGGCGTGTTAATACGCTATACACTCTTTCAATTAACGGTTGTAATAATTCTGCTTGTAGTCTCCCAAGTACTGGGCCTAAAAGGCGCATCTTCTCCTCAGTTCTCTGTATAACCTCGGTAGCTGTCATTTGTGGGCCTTGCCCTAGTATTAATTGGTCAACATAAAACGCTGCACGAATAGCTTGGCGTCTCTGTTCTTCCATTTGCAAGCCTAAAGGATTGTTTGCGCCTGTGTTTAATGGCTCAATACGATCTCTTGTACCGCTTCTATAGAAGTTTAATCCACCAGGCACCGTACGAATAGGCATCATAAAGCCGTCATCAGGCAGCATGAGAGGAGGGTCAACCTGTTTTTGTGCTGCCCGAATCGTTACTTCCGACATTTTTGATAACATTTTTGTATCGGCTAACGCAGTCATAGCAGGGGAGCGCCCATAACCACGTTCAAAACTGGCTTTTAACCAGCGCGGACACATATAGGGAAGTTCATCGAATCCGCCTTCGGAAATAATTTGTTTATCTTCTGGGTCAATATAAATAGATGCGTAAGGTTTATTAAGACCATCGACTTTATTAGGATCATAATTGTCTCTAGGATGCACAATATGACAGAACTCTACTTCGGTGTACGGTTCTTCTATAGCTTTTTTCTGCATACTGGTTGGCAGGGCTTCTACACCAAAAGTTTCTTTTGCTGCTATACAAGTCATTTTAAATTTACGATACACCGCATTAACACGGCCTTCGGCATCTTCTGATATAAAACATTCACCAATATGGCGTGTAGAAAATCTTAAGTTAGTAGACGCATCGCGCTCTACCATCATTACACCTGTACCAAATACCACTAAATCTGAATACAATTCATGCACGGCTTCGGCAAAGTTAGAACGATGAAATGCGGAATACATAACTTCAGTTACACCTTGTAACCATTCTTTCGCTTCATCATTACCATCTAACACACGGTCTTTAAATTTTAAACTAAACCACGGTGTAGACGGATTGGTTAACATGCCGTGCAAAGACGCTGCTAACATTTCAGCCGCATGAATAGCGGTGCCGTCAAATATCAATTCGGTACGTTTATCGCCAGCCGTTCTTCGTTTTGTAATATCCGCTTTCCGTGGACTAATATAATCGGCAAGTTCTTGCCAATGATTTTCCCATACGGAACGTTGATTTTCTAAAACGCTTAACTGACTTAATAACGCTACTGCACGTTTGTCTGCAATAGGCATATTAGTCTCCTAATAAAGATTTCGTTGATTTGCTTTCGCCAGATGTTGTTAACCCTTGTGTACCTGTCAACATTGTTGCTGCTTCGCCAGAAACCATTTTCTTTTTTTTCTTTTTTCCTGATTCCTGTTCATCCGAACGAATAGCTGCTGCTGGTTGCACATATGGTTTAGCAGGCTGTGCTACCGCTCTTTGTGCAGAGCCTCCGCTGCCGCCAAAAAATCCACCCATAATATTCTCCTATTTCAATAAAGTTGGTTTGTATGTGCTTGATGCACCTTGTTCTTGTGTTAATCCAGAACCTGTTAATATGGTATCTTGTACGCCTTTACGTCTTTTTAATCTTTTTTCTTCCTGCTCTATTTTTCCTTTATCGACACCCTCTATTCCCGGAGGAGGAGGTGGTGGCGGTGGAGGAGGGGGCGCAGGTGGCGCTTTTGGACTTAAGAAACCCATGATGTATCTCCTTTATGCGTAAACGGATTATAATTACTAGCCGCAATTTGTTGCGGTGGATGCGACCAATCTTTCTGTTCTTTTAATCCAACAGCAAAATACCGAAACGCATCCGCTGCATGACTTGACCAATCGTGAACAGGACTGGCTCTAAAACTTCGTGTTCTTTCATTATACGCTCTATGGTAATGCCGTAATGCTTCTAGCCCAACCTTACACTTCTCCTGGTCAAACCAACACCGCGGTATCAACATTTGTGCAGCGTGTATACCATCTTCAATCGGTAACTTAGGTGTTACCCGGAAGTTCAGCCCCAAATCCCATGCAACTTCCCTACGGCTTTTACCGCTTCCAAGTTCCCGCACTTCAATATCATGGGGCGCCCAATGGTCTCCGTATAAATATCCTTTTCTCTGCAACACACTTACATAATGGGGCAAGCCTTCATTGCGTGCTTCATAAAAATCAATCACATTAATGGCACGGCCTTGTACTTGGCCAAACCATATAGCCGTAGAATCGCCAATTCCTAAATCCCAAAACGTCATAACCTTCGCAGCAGGATCATACGGAACTTTGGTAATCCTATTTTCTTCTAAAGATGTTTGTAATTCTTTCCCATATATTGCACCGGGGACATTCGCTACCCAACTGCACTCAAATTCTTGATCATACTGATCCGTTGTCATTGTAACTTTAGCAGCTTCTAATTCATCATCATCTACAATACCTGTTTCCGAAGCCTTATAAATAACATTATACCAATCATCTAACTGACTTGCCTGTTCATACAACTCGAAAAACATATTATGGCCACGGGGCGTTCCTATAAAATAACAAAACCCTTTCCTATCCGATAACGCTGGTCGAATAATTTCAGGAAATACCGTCTCTGGCATATCCGCGACCTCATCCATCACACATCCATCCAGATAAATCCCTCGTAAACTATCGGGGTTCTCTGCACCAAGTAGCGTTATTCTTGCACCATTAGGCAAATCCGCTCTCAACTCCGTCTCATGGAACTTCACACCCGGTATCGCTCCAGAGAACTGCTTGAGATAATCCCATGCAACAGCCTTCGCTTGCCGATATGTAGGTGCTAAGTATGCAAACCGTGGTGAACGATCCGTACACAATATAGCAGCACGCAACAAATGGTTTATAGCCATCACAGTCTTGCCAAACCTTCTGTGCATCACTAAGACAGCCCAGCGGTTTCTATCAAGCTGTGCGTGCAGTTCTGCTTGCAAAGGTCGTGGTGTATAAGGTATCTCGATGTTCAAGGGTCAGACACTCTCCAATCTAGTAATAACTACGTAGTCCAACCGCGCCCATGTTTTGGGGTGGGTGGGCCTCTTGGTTTCGAAAAAAAAGCATGCCCCCTATCGCTACAATTAATTAATTATTGTCCACGTATTGTCCACTATGTTTAATAAACGGGAGGAGACTGCCATAGTTCTATCGGTTATAAACCGATTGACTAGGCTTGCCTTATTATTTGCTGGCATCCCGCGCGTAGCTCCGACAAGACAAGGTGTCCACTACCACTACTTCTTACTTCTATTCCTTCTCTTACTCATCACACTCAAGTTACTCTTACTATTATTCCTTGGGTTGCCATCTCTGTGATCTATGTCTTTCCCATCGCCCTTGCGAACTCTACCAGTTGAACTCAATAGAGTACGTGCTTTGTTTCTTGCTGCTCTATTCTTCTTCTGTTCTGGTTTGGCATGATAAGAGTTATACTCTTTCTTATAGTCTCTCATTATATAGCCCCCAATAAAAAACCAGAGCAAGGGGCCTCACTCTGGTTATACAACTATGATTAAGTTTAACTAAAGTTATTGCGATTTGACGTCATTGGCAACATAAAAAAGCAATAATGATAAAATAACTTGACAGTATCTGTCATATCTATATCTTAGTACATGACAAGCAATTAAGCTCGTTAATAACAAAGGGGTCAAACTTATGAATAAATATAGAAGATTACAAACAAAAGAACCAATAAACTATTCCAAAGTATTTACAGTACTTGGTATGTGTTTTTGTGCATTTACTTTATTTCCATTGTATTGCTCAATGGCGTTAGAAAGTATGTTTCATTTAGTTATATTTGGTGGAATGTTTACAAGTGGAGCAATAATGATTGTCTTAGGTTCAATAGAGGGGGAAATATAATGCACTATTCTTCATTTCCTATATGGAATCAAGTTCAAGCATGTATTTATAAAAGCTCTAAATCTTATGGCGTAAAAAATGAAGGCGTTGTTAATGTAAAAGTTGGCACATCAAGAACGTACTCTTATGACTTTGTAAAACATGTAACAACAGTTAAAGACATAGATAAGCATACTAAAGAATATAGATTCTATGTTGATGGACATTTAATTAAACAAGCATTCTTTAATACAAAGACCAAAGAGTTCACATTAAAGAAAATAGACTTTCAAGCAATAATAGAAGAAGGGGAGAATGTATAATGATTAATATAAAAAATTTTAAAGTAGAAGAAATAGAAACTACTACAAGCAAATGGAATCAAAAAAAAGAAAAATATATAGATTTAAAAGTTCCTATTGTAGAAACTAAAACAGTTTATGAACAAGAGAATATTTATGATTCTTTTGAACTTTATAAACATTTAGATTATTGGAAAGAGAACGCCAATCATTGGAGTACAAAAGTTAAAATTACATTTAATGTAGAAGATGGAGAGTAAATAATGGAATCAATCAAAGATTATAACCATAGAATAGTAAGCATAGAAGAAGGGCAACCTTATGAATGTCTAGTTCATAAAGAGGACAAGAGATGGAATGGTTGGGTCTGTCCATTGTTTACTATGAAAACTTTCAACAAGTTTTATCAACATCAATTAGATGGTATTTCAGATAATGGAGAAGTTCGAGAAGAAGAAAAGGAATTTCTTAAAGATTTAAACTATATGAAAACAAATATAACAACGATTGATAATGTTGATTATATAAATGTTGTTGGCATGATATGGAGTTATCATGCAACAGACAAAATGCAACTAGAAAAAGATTTAGAGGACATCTTAGGACAACTACAAATGGATAAGATAGACACTAAACAAGCATTAGAAACATTAAAAAATATTGTTAATTATAATAAGGGGGAAAACTAATGAAAGAATATGTACTATAGCTAATCAAAATATATAGCACAATAACTAACTCTTTTTAAGGTGGTAATAAAGGCGAATGAGTGCTTGCTCATATCGCCTTTTTACTGTCCGTCTGTCGCATCTGTAATGCTTTGCTAGTTTTAACCATGCAATGCCTCTAACTCTAAATACAGACGTACTAGCCACCTTCCATATGAGTTGATTGTCGTCTCTGTCTATTTCTAGCCCTACGGCAAGGGCAAACTCAAGGCGTGTTACTTGGTTGGTTGTTGGTGTAATCCTAACCATGCCAATATTATGATAGTTGTAGACATCCCAATGACTCTGCACCGTATCTGGCCAATAATTGAGCTTCTGCTTTTTTAGTGCGCTAGGTAACAAAGCAAGGGTTTGTGCTGCTTCTTTGTAAAGTTCGTCAAGATCGGTTATGCTCCAATTATCTCTATTCATTTACAATATCCAACCGCTAAAATCCAACCGCTCTTTTCCAACCGCTGTAATCCAACCGCTATTTTTTATGTGCAGCATCTTCCATCCTCCGCAACCAGTTCTCTCTCTCTGTCATGGTAAGTTGTGATAACGCTTTGAGTAAACTTACAAAACGATCAGCAGAATATTTATTCCGTAAAGAAGTAAGCATCTTATCATAACGATATTTAAACGGATTATTCTGCCTTTTCTTTACAGCAGCATAATAAAATGGGTTGTTCATTTTGGCAGTTTTAGCAAGAATTTGCTTGGCTTTAGCAACATCAGCTTCAGACACTCTAGTTAACTCTAGAGTAGTCTCTTGTGTAAGTTTATTATTTGGAAAACTATTTAGTTTGGATGTTACTTCGAGGGTATACTCTAGAGTATACTCTAGTGTTTTGCTTGCTTGCTTGTAGATTATATGCATCCGTTCTCTTTCTTGTCAATACCTTGTGTCATGTACTGTCAGGGTTTTTTCGTTTCCAAGGATTTGGGCGTTGGTATTGCTTGCGTTTTTTCTCCCAACAATCTCCACATAATGCACGCCTTGCATCGTTTAATGTTACTGTTGCACCACAAATGTTGCAGCTGTTATAAAACGTACCTACGCTGTCGTGCTTCTTCATTTGCCATCCATCCTACGTTTATAGCTATCCCACCATGCCGCCATGTTAGCCACTACAACAATCCAACTGCTGCTGGTTTTTGTTTTACAAAAGTCTCGCATAATATCCTGGGGGTTTGCTCCGCTCTTAACTAATCTCCGGGCTTCGTTTAATGCCCCTTCAAGCGAATCTAATTCTTGCAGCGCTTTTAGTTGTTGATTATTCATCGATCTTCCTCAATGATGATGGCTCTGGCGATTTGTGCGATGACTTGGGGGACAACCGCGTTGCCGAGGGCTTTGAGCCTTTGCGTTCTTCCAACTTGATGTGTTGTAACTCTTGGGATGTCAGGTTCGTGTAACCAGAAGGGAACCCCATCAACCATTCCACCCAATCCGCGTTCAATGCTCCCTTTGTAATGTTTATTTCTTTTGTCTTGTTTTTTATTATGTCTTTCGCCACCGCACTCGCTGTCGTTTCCTGATGCCCATTCGTGTTTGCTAGTTTTTCTATTTTTCCTGTATCTTTGTAACCTCTCGCTGCTGGTGTTGGCCACATCTGCTTCTCCTCGTAATCCACCGCATCCTTCAACTTCACTCCCCAACGTACTCCTTTCTTGTTCTTGCGGCTGTAATTCCCGTTCTGTTTCTCCACTCCTTTGGCTACTGCTCCTTCCGTATCGCTCACTCTCGGTGTTGGCCACATCTGTTGATGCTCCACCACATCGTTCAGACTGGCTCCGTATTTTACTTTGCTTCCTTGTCTGATTTTGCTCCACCCTGTCTTTGTTTTTACTACTCTCTTGCCTTCTGCTCCTTGGTAATCTCTTGCTTTTGGTGTTGGCCACGATGAAAAGTCTTTGCCTTCTATGCGGGGCGTCAACGGCCACAGCTCCCAATACAAACGTCTGCCAGGAGTAACCTTCACTTTCCAAGTCAAATAACACTTGGTCGAGGCCCAAGTTGACATGACCAGGCACGTTCTCGCAAAGTACCCAAGTGGGTCTTTTGTGCTTAATAATTTCAAACATTCTCGGCCAGAGGTGGCGGTCATCTTCTGTGCCTTTTTGCTTCCCGGCAACGGAGAAGGGCTGACAGGGATATCCTCCGCAGATAAGGTCGATGTCTCCGCAACTGTTTGGATCGAAGGTTTTGACATCTCCCCAAATAGGAACATCTGGCCAATGTCGTCTGAGTATGTGTTGGCAGAAGGGTTCGTATTCAACGAACTGGATTGTTTCAAATCTTCCTGTGCTTTCCAATCCGAGGTCGATACCTCCGATGCCTGCAAAGAGGGAGAGGACTTTGAGTTTTTCTTTTTCATTCAAGGACACATCCTCTCTATAATCTGCATACGAGGGTTATCTTTTAATTCCACTAATGTATTGAGCCACAGCTTTACTTGTTGCAGGCTGTAACACGTTTCAATATGTTCACCCGTCATAAGCAAACACCGCTTTATTGCTTTCTGATTCTCCGTCATGCGCCCTTTCTTGGCTTTGAGTTCTATAAATATCCCAGCTTTCTCTAACGGATGCAGCCAGCTTTCCTTCGGCACAAAGATCTCAATGTCTGGCCAACCGCTCGCCATACCCATAGCCTTTAACTTGCGCCTAAACGCAACATGCCTTACGCCCTCATTAGGCGAATGATGATAGATAGAGTTATCTGGCAGGGCTATTTCTAACCATTGAATGACATACTTCTGTAAATCATCCTCTAACATTTATTCTCTGTAAAAATCGTTAGGCATAACTGCACTTTGTGTGTAATTAATAATAGCATCCATATACTTTTCTGATGGAATCATACGTTGCTTGTGGCCTTTAGGTAAACACCAACGCCTAACAATCGTAGCATGTGCTGCACCTAATCGAGACGCAAGTTGCCCGTAACTTAATTTTTTATTTTGTCTGAATTGATTGAGTTTCATATTTAAGTAATATTATATTTGACATAATGCGTCAATACATATATTAAATTAATATACAAATGTCTTTTTATGACATATTATAAGTATTTACAAAAGGGTTAAACATGATTAAATATAAAAATATGGGTTTAATAAATATAAAAAAGTATATGAAAAAAGCAGGGCTTCAAAGCAAAGAAGTGGCGGATCGTATGGGTGTGCGTGCGGAAACTATAAGCCGATGGGTTTCTGGAACTAATAACCCAGGCTTGGAACAAGCAGAAGAATTAGCAGACATATTAGGTGTAAGTATATCTGATATATTGTTTAAACAAAAAGGTATGTTGATTGCTGGCACAAGAGATTTTCATGGCAATGCAACATTTTATAACGCAATGGACAAACAAAGATATTTACCAATATTAGGAATGGATGTTCCAGAACATAGATTTTGTTTAGAATTAGAAACACATCGACAAGAGGATAAACATAGTTATGACACTTTTAGTAATGTGCATATATTAAATAAAATAGTTAGCACAAGTTGTTATACTATGCGTAGTTTAGTAAAAATTACACATGGCCCTCAAGAATTTATAAGTAAAATTATACAAGGCGTTGTTTTTCCTATGCCAACTAAAGAATTAGTTAAAGGTAAATTATTTTACAACATACAAAGACCAGAAACAAAAGACATTATAACAAATGTGCAATTAGAATGGGCCACACCTTTAATAAGTCGTTTTTACAATAGAAATCACTCAGAAATGTTAGACCTTAGTAATGCAAACAACCAAGATTTAAATTTATAATAAAGCGCAATATATCCTATATTTAGCCTAATTTAACATAATTGTTGACAAGATATCTCAATTTTAATAATCTTCTCCTAATCAAAATTGATTGGGGGAATTATGACATTTATAAAATATCCAAAGTGGGCGATACAACATAACTTTTTTCACCATAGTAATCCATCTATGCCAGACGGCTATACTTTTTGGAATAAAACGTACACAAGAACAAAAGTTATTTTAGCATACAAAATTTTAAATGGGGAATTAAAAGGCAACAAAGAAGAAGCTCAACATATTATTAATATCCATAAAAATGAAAATCCAAACATGACGTCTGGTGTTGTAGTGCAGGAATACTGCGATGATATTTTATTGAATGAGATTGGCCCAGGAGATGCTTACCGTAATGCTGTAGTAAAGTTGCAACAGTTTGAACCTTTAGAATGGCATGATACTGAGAAAGAAGCTGCTATTATAAAACATAGGACAGAACCTAAGTACGCTTTAAA